CGACCTCCGGCGGCGGAGATACAAACGTCGTAAATCATTTTCATATCGCGGAGCTCGTCGTCCGTGAGGAGGCGGACGTAAAGAAGATTTCCCGCGAGCTCTACAATATGCAGAAATCGAAATCGCGGAGCAAGGGGGTATCTATGGCGTGAGCATGGGTTTTATTTTCGACAACAAGCATAGCGGGGATATGGGAGTCGTGTTCAAATCCACAGACCGAACACTCCTCCCCGCGAAACGGGTAACGCAATACACGATACCCGGCAAGAGCGGCACATACGACATAGAGGACGGTTACGAAAACCGCGAAATCGTATGCACGGTCGCTTTCGTCGGCGAGGGCTACCATTACGCGGGCGTGAGAACGCGAGCGCGCGCCGTGGCGGAATGGCTCTCCGGCGAGGGCTTGCTCGTATTTGACGACGAGCCAGAAAAGGCGTACTCCGCAAAGGTCGTCGGTGGTATCTCTATCGAGCAAATCGCCGTTACGGGGACGTGCGAGGTACGTTTCTTGTGTAAGCCGTTCGCCGAGTCCTTGCGCTACAATCAGCAGGACGTGAAATCCGTCTCTCTGCCTCATACGGAGGCGGTCAACGTCCGAGGGACGCAGGAAACGGACGGCTTAATCTATATCACGGCGCGCGGTAATATCCAAACGCTGACGATAACACGGCTCAAGGTAAATTAAAAAATTAGGAGGTTTCTACTATGAGCGCATTATCTAACGTCCACGCATCAACTCTCTTGAATACGTCCTTGCGGAGCGGGACGTACTACCTCGCTCTTTTCCTCACCGACCCGACGGCGAGCGGAACGGGTACGGAGGTATCCGGCGGCGGATACGCGAGAAAGATTATCAACTTTAGCGCGCCGTCCCTCGTGTCCGGCAAAGAACAGGTTTCCAACTCCGCGACCGTTGACTTCGGCACTCTGACGGCAGACCTCGGCACGGTGGCCTATTGGGGCATCTATGACGCGCTGACGGCGGGCAATTTGCTTTGGTACGGCTCCTTTACCCGGAGCAAGAACGTACTCAACGGCGACGCTATCACGGTATCGGCGGGGGCTATCGTTTGCACTTTGGCATAACGAGGAGGCGAGCAAATGTATAACCGCACTCCGTACAATAAGACGACGTACAACCGAACAACGTCCATTGTGTTCGAGTGGCTCGCTACGGCGAACGCGGAGACGGATACCTCGGCGACGCTGAAAATCATTCGATACCTCGACGGCTCGGCGGCGGCGGTCGCTACCGCGTCCGGCGTGTTCGTCCGCGTCCTCCTCCCCTCCGCGCTTGCGGAGGCGGAGGCCGGGAGCGTCGGCGACTATATCCGCACTCTCTTTTTCTCCGCACTTGCGGAGGCCGTAGCAACGGCGAGCGGTACGGGCGTTTCGACCTACGGCTCCGTCACTATGGTAATTGAGGGCGTGAACATGGTCGCCGGAGACGAGCTTATTATCGACACGGAGCACATGACCGTAACGCTCAACGGCGCGAACATCATCGACCGCGTGAGCGACGATAGCGCATTTTTCAAGCTCCAACCGGGCGAGAACGATATTATCGTCGAGGGCGGCACGACCGCAGACGTTAAAATCTTGTGGAAAGATAGGTGGTTATAATGGCAAAGCCGCAGATTTTCAACCGCGATATGAAGCGGCTCGCCTACCTCGACAACGCGCTCGCCGTCGGCTACGGCCTCGAGACTAATTCCTTATGGACGGCGACCTTTACGCTCCCGGCGGACGACCCGAAAAACGCCTATTGTACGCCGCTGAACTTCGTCGAGATTTTCGACGGAGACGAGCGTATCGACCTTTTCCGCATCATCGGGGAGGATATGGAGCGGAGCAACGGCGCGACTCGCTATTATGATTGCGAGCACGTCCTCGCTACGCTCCTCTCCGACGTTCTCTTTCAGTATCATCAATGCGGCGGCTCCGGCGTAAAGACTGCCGACGTTCTCAATTACATTCTCGCCCGGCAGACCCGGCAAAACTGGAAACTCGGGGCTTGCGATTTCAAACGCTATTTTGAATATAATTGGGAAAACTCGACGCTCCTCGCGGCGCTCTTTGCCGTGCCGGAGTGCTTCGATAGTGAATACCTTTGGTCGTGGGATACGACCGTCTACCCGTGGACGCTCTCGCTCACCGCGCCGACGGAGGCACTCAAAAGCGAAATCCGATACGCAAAGAATATGACGAACATCAAAAAGACGACGGACGCGACCAGTATCGCAAACCGCGTCTATGCGCTCGGATACGGCGAGGGTGTAAACCAACTGACGATAGAGTCGGCGAACGGCGGCGTTCCATACGTCGAGGACGCTTTAAGCATCGAGCGATACGGCTTGTGTTCGACTATCCTCGTAGACTCGCGGTATCAAGTGGCGGAAAACCTCAAGGCATACGCCGAGCAGATACTCGCCGGGCTCAAGGAGCCGTATGTGAGCTATGAAATCGGCGCTATCGACCTCCACCGGCTGACCGGCGACAAGTTCTCAAAGTTCCGCCCGGGCGAAATCGTCCGCGTCGTGGACGAGGCCGACGGAATTAACCTCCGTACCCGCATCGTCCGCGTTGAGAAAGCGGATGCAGAGGGCGACCCGGGAAACGTCACGGTAACGATTGCCAACAAGACGCAGGATATAGCGGGCAGTATTTCCGACTTGCAGAGCCGCGCCCTCATTTCCGAGACATACGCACAGGGCGCGACCAACCAACAAATCTATAATTTCTCGGATAACGCCGACGCAACGCATCCGGCGAAACTGCAACTCTATATCTCCGACTCGGTGGTACGCATTAACAAAATGCTCCTCAATATCGAGTTCGAGGCGTTCCGGGCGTATGAGAAAGCTATCGGCGGCGGCGGTGGACAGACGACGAGCTCCGGCGGCGGACAGACGACGAGCTCCGGCGGCGGACAGACAACAAGCTCCGGCGGCGGCTCTACGACCTCCTCCGGCGGCGGGCAGACCTCCGGCGGAACGGCGCTCGAGTCCTCGAACGTGCTCCCGAGCGAGACGAACGGACAGGCCGTGCATAACCACGGTATTTCTCAACACGCCCGCCTTGCAACGACAAGCGACGGGAAAACCGTTGACGGATACGAGACGTTCATTTGGTCGGGCGCGCATACGCATCCGGCGCACACGCACAGGATTTCCGCACATACACACGAGGTCTACGACCACACGCACACGGTAAGGGCACATACGCATACGGTGAAAGACCATACCCACACCGTAAAAGACCATACCCACGCTATCGAGTTCGGCATCTACGAGGGACAACGAGCCTCGAAAGCGACTATCAAGGTAGACGGAAAAGAGATACCCGCGCCGTCCTCGTATAGCAATATCGACATTGTGAAGTATCTCGCCACGGACTCGAGCGGGAAGATACGCCGTAACTTGTGGCACTCGATAGAGATACTCCCCGATAACATGAGTCGTATCGTGGGCGCGGTATTCGCTCAAACATTCTGTAATTCTCGCGGCGGCGGGGACTACTAAAAGGAGGAAAGAATATGTCCGAATTAGTGACAATGTACCCGGCGCAAGCCAACTCCCCGGAGACTTCGCTCTCCGGCGCGCTGACGGCGGCGGGTACGACCGTAAACGTCGTTGACGGCTCCGTACTGCCGGAGGCTCCGAACTTGCTCACGATTGGAGCGGACGGCTCCACGGCGGAAACGGTGCTTATGACCGCAAAGAGCGGGAACGTGCTCACCGTCACGCGAGCGCAGAACGGCACGACCGCCCGAGCGTGGTCGGCGGGCGACGTTATCGCCCGATATTTCACAGCGGCAGACCAAACCGCCATGCAGGAGAATATTAAAAAGCTCAACGAGGGCAAGGCCGAGAAACCGGCCTCGCCGACGGCGGGACACTTCGCCGGGCTCGACTCCTCCGGCAATCTGACCGACTCCGGGAAAAAGCCCGGGGACTTCGCCGACGCGAGCCATACCCACACGGGCAAGGCGGACAAGGTGAGCTCCGCCACGGCGGGACACTTCGCCGGGCTCGACTCCTCCGGCAACCTCACCGACTCCGGCAAAAAGCCGGGCGACTTTGCCGCCGCGAGCCATACCCACACGGACAAGGCGGACAAAGTAAAGAACGCCACGGCGGGACACTTCGCCGGGCTCGACTCCTCCGGCAATCTGACCGACAGCGGCAAAAAGCCGGGCGACTTTGCCAACGCCTCCCACGCTCACGCGGGATACGCCGAGGTAAAGATTTTCTCCGGCGTGTCCGTCGCCGCCTCCGCATGGGTAAGCGACAGCACATACGCGGCGTATCCCTATGCCGCCTCTATCGCCTGCCCCGGCGTGACGGCGAGCCACGTCCCCGAGGTCGTGTTCGGCGCGACAGAGGCCGCGAGTGGAAACTTTGCGCCGGTCGCTCTCTCCGGGAACGGGACGGTCAAAATCTACGCCGCGACAAAGCCGACGGCGGCTATCACGGTGCAGAGCATTACTTGTATTAAGGCGGTGAGTTAAAAATGATTGGTAGAACAAACGCAGTCAGCAAGCCCGGAGTCGAGCTCTCCCTCGTTGTATCCGTTACAAGCGGCGCGGCGGTCACGGCGACAAAGGGCTCGAAAACGATAAACGGCACGGCGGCGGGCGGCTCTTGTACGCTGGCCTTGCCGGAGGCCGGTACATGGAGCGTCAAGGCCACGCTCAACGGGCAAACGTCCGACACGAAAAACGTCTCCGTCGTCGATAGCTACGCGGTGGCGCTGACGTTCTTTTCCGCGACGATTACCGTCAACGTAGACTCCGGCGCATCCGTCACGCTGAAAAAGGGCGGGACGACAATCACCACAAAGACGAGCAACGGGACAGCGGTTTTCACCGTCACGGAGACGGGGGCGTACACGGTCACGGCAACAAAGAACGGGCAGACGACGAGCGGCTCCGTCAATGTCGTTTCCGGCACGACCTCCTACTCGCTGACGCTCTCTTTCGTGAGCTCTACGCTCAACAATAACGAGTGGAGCGTTATCAAGTCCGTTTCCGACGCGGGACAGGGCGCGAACTATTGGAGCATCGGCGACCGAAAGGCGGTCACGCTTAACGGCACGGTCGGAAAGCTCTCGCTCTCGAATGTCACGACCTACGCTTTCATTATCGGCTTTAACCATAATGCGAGCGTCGAGGGAACAAACCGCATCCATTTTCAGCTTGCAAAGACCGCGCTCTCCGGCGGTACGGACGTGTGTTTCTGTGATAATCAATATGGCCCGGATAGCGGATGGTCGTCCCCGGGTGCGGGCTATTTCGTTATGAACGCGAGCAACACCAACTCCGGCGGATGGAAAAGCTCGCAAATGCGTACAAACATTTGCGGGACGAGCCTCTCGAGCTATTCCGGG